GTAGCCGTTAGGCAGTTTCATTTTATACACTCCTTTTGCTTAAAAAAAGGGTGCAAAAATCCCTTGTGCTTTAAATTACTTGAAAAACACAAGGGAATGTGATACAATTATTTTGCATTAAACTGCATCATCTGCACCCTGTGTAGGTGATTCCGCTCTGTCCGAGGACCAGTCGAGCAGGGCGGATTTTTATTGCTTTATCAACTCATCAACTGTGACATTGAATATTTCTGATAATTTAATCAAAGTTTCAATTGACGGTTGCATTTTACCTTTTTCATAATTAGAAATCGTTGTGCGGCTAAGGCATAATACCTTGCCCAAATATTCTTGAGTGAATTCTTTATTGGTTCTGAGCCTTTTTAAATTATCACCAAAAGCCATTGTTTACACTCCTTTTTTCGTGATTTTTATTTGAATTGTATATACAAACAGATGAAAATCATTATAATAAGAATAGGGGGTGAGTTGTGTGAAAAAATTAAAAAATATATTTAACATAGTAGTATTTAAATATATTTATGTTTCAGTTTTATCTCCTATAATTGTTGTTATTTTCTGTGATATGAAATTTTGTTTCATTGAAAAATTCTTTACTAATAATTCAAATGCAAGTAATTTAGCTGGAATTTCGGGTACTTTTGTAGGATTTTTACTAACAGCGGCAACCGTATATTTAGCGCTACCTTCTGATAGTAAATTCAAAAGTTGGTTTATTAAATATGGTCATCACAAAATATTTATGAAAATTATTTTATTTGGAACAATATTTTTTATGATACCTATTATATCTTGGATTTGCGATACAACTGCTATGAATTATATTGGAATGTATGGCTTTATAGCAGGCAGTCTTGAAGTGTTAGCGGCAATGTATTATCTATATAACCTTATAATCAAAAATTCTTTGTAACCTAACTTAGCTGTTTGCTTGATTATAAAGTAATTGGATTTCTTTTTCAAATGTTTTTTTAATAAAACCTATATTTTCTGTAGGGCTGCCATCTATTTCAATTTGAGCACTTCTATAAAGCACCTTTTCTAAAATATCAAAGACCTGTTCGATGCCGTCCTGTGAATCTCCTACTATCTTGTATTTTTTGTATTTCTCACTTTCTGCAGATATTTGCTTCAAAACATCTGGGAAATTTGCACCGGTATGTTTAATTTTTATTTTAAATTCCAATTTACTTACTTCAATAGAATTATCCTCTTTCTCTTTATTATATTGTTGCATAGTTTTAAAAGTGCGTTCTGATTCAGCAGGATTATATGCCGCCTCAATAGCCTTTACTTTTGAAAACTTTTTAATAGCGTCATCTATGGAATCTACAGTATACGGAAAAAAGTAAATGTGATAATTTTCCTCAAAGAGAAATTGGTTGATAATATCAGTAAATTTTCCTGATTGTTTATTAGATATTATTGAAGTCATACACTTGTTTAAATCGACATAGAAGAACGAGTAATATTCAAATATTACTTTTTGACTATTAAAATCTATTTCTTCAGGTGTATCATTTTTTACAAGTGTTAATTTCATAAATTTATTTGTTGAATCATCTTTTTTAAGAAAAGTCCCAAATATGTAATTGTCATCAAATGAAAGTATTTCAATTCCATATTGATCATCACGTGATTTATATACCCCTGTTTTTGGAAATCTTTTTGAAAACATTTTTCGTAATACATCAGTATCACTATCACCATCTGCAAAAAGGGTACACTTTGGGACAGTTTTGAAAAAATAAATTGTCTTTTTTATTGTTTTCAACGACATAAATTTCACTCCTTATATTGACATAATATGATAATATATTATATAATTTTGTTAGGAGTGAAAAAACTGAATACTTTTTATTCCTACTTGACCGCTCATAGTGCCAGCTGTGAGCGGTCTTTTTTTATTTATTCTATTTAATCGGCAGACCATGGCTGTCGGTGTATGGGGCTGTGGCAACGGTTTGACATGGGATTATTCCAAATTATATTCCTGTTTGATTGCGTCAATTTTATTTTGCAAATCTTTTTTGCCTGATGAAGAAACACGGCGGACTCCTTCTTCAAGCTTTTCAATGGCTTTTTCGGGGTTGTTTTCTGCAAGATAGAGGTCGGCGTAGAATTCATAAACATCTGTTCGTGTAGGGTTAGCCTCCTGATAGCCGTCAATCAGCTGTTCAGCTTTTGAATAATTCTTGCTGTCAATTGCGGTATTTATATTGTTCACAAGATTTGCGTTGTGAACAAATGCAAAAACGACTATGGCAATTACAACAGGCACGCCGATGATTATGCCCAATTTTACCATTTTTTTGTTTTTTTCCTTTTTAATACGGATGAGTTCAGTTTGATAGTCACCGTAATTCATACCGCAGCTCGGACAAACATTTTCGTTGTATTCAAGCATATGACCGCACTTGCAACGCTTTTGCTTCATCTTGTTTATCTCGGTATTTATCTGAAAAATAACAGGGGTATATTTGTTGTTAATCTGAGCCGCCTCGGTTCTTCTTCTCTGCTCATTGGCAATTTTGAGAGCCTTGTCAAGCTCGTTTTGCTTACGGGTGTTGACTGCCCCTAAAATCCTGCTGAGGTAGCTTCTGTGCTCATCAGGAGAAAACGAGTACAAATCATCGAGCAATGAACTGTTAAATTCAATCTTGCCTGCCATAAAGCCGAAAAGGTTCATCTTGACAAGGTTTTCATTTGATGAATCGAGCTTGCAAATATCTTCGCTGTACTTATATGCCTTTGCATAATCGCCGTTATTTGCCGCATTGTTTACCAAATCTTCAAGTGCCTTTATTTTGTCATTTTTATCAATTCTGCGTTCGGTAATGAAATCCTTAATAAGAATTTGAGTGCCGCAATATTTGCAGTTGGTTTTCATCTCTGTAGAATTAACTTCAAGCTGACTGCCGCAATTCGGGCAGTTTAAGGTTATAAGTGAATTGTTTGCCATAGTTTTACCTCTCTGTCTTTCAAGTTGTTTGATTTCACTATTAGAAAGCGGTTTATTTAAATCTTCAAGCTCCGGAAAATGCACACCAAACGAGATAGCTCTGTCACAATGAGGACATCTACCAATGACAAGATCCTCGGGAATAGTCATCATAGAAGGGTATTTATCGGATGTACCGCTTATTGAATAAATTTTGCCGTTACCGTATTTTGAACAGTAATTGCAGCCTTTTGCAAACATCTGAAAGGTGTCGTTATTGTATTCCTTACAGCGCTTTAAGGTATAAGCCAAAGTGTTTTGTTCCTTACCCATTACAATCACCCTAATTCATATTGCATTAGCCTCAAGTTCGTTATAAACAACAGGCTCATAATCATAAAAGTGTTCTGATTTAATATGTTTCAATTCGTGCTTTGTTGCTTTTTGCTGAACAGCATGACTTAATAAAATATTTATGTAAACATTGAAATTACCGTCTGAATCCACAACAGTAACACCTTTTACAGTCAGCGGCAGTTCGATTCCTCTAATATAAATATCGCCAAATAATCATTCATCCTTTTGCAATGCCTCAATGATACGAACAGCTTTTTCAACATCTTCTTTTGTAGCACCTTTTGCAAGGCTGAACAGCATACGCATTTCACTTCTGTTTTTAAGTTCTTCAAGGTATTCCTGAAGTTCTATATCATCAGTAAGTTTTGATGTTGCGTGTTCTTCCGTCAGATCCGATTTAAGTATTCCAAAATAATCTGCAAGCATTTGCATTTTATCTACTCGTGGATACTTCTTTGCATTTGCCCAGTCTGAAACTGTTGAGGCTGTGATTTTTAAGTCTGAAACAATATCAGCCTGAGTTTTATTATTTATGGCAAGATAATAATTGAAATTTTTAGCGAATATCTTTTTGTTCATTTCACTGTTATCTGTCATATTGAACACCTACCTTTTATTTATCTAAATCATACACTAAAAGCGTAAAAAAATCAAGATATTTTTAAAAATATTTCGTTTTTAGCTTGACATTACGCTTTTAGCGTGATATTATTAGAGCTGTAAGGAGGTGACGAAATGCTCAACACCAAAGTTAATTATCCTAAAATCACACTTGCGGCGGCAAGAGTAAATGCAGGATATTCGCAGAAAGAAGCCGCTTCAAGACTTAAAATCAATGAAAGAACTCTTCAAAACTACGAAAGTGGTGCTAATGTTCCTGACTGGGATATGGTTCATAAAATCGGTGAACTTTACGATTTCCCGATTGACTTTATTTTTTTTGGCTCCGAATTACGCTTAAAGCGTGATAAAGCTAATAACTAAACCAACATCCACACAATCAATAATACCACAATCGCAGTCCCATTAAACGGACTTTGCCGAACAGCAGAAAACAGCGTAGGAATGGAGTGATATAGTGGAAATAACAGTAAAAGGTACATCAAAAGAAATTGCTGACCTTGTATTGCAAGTACAAAGTCAGCAAACAAAAGTAACATCAGTTAATATTTCCAATAGTAACGCCGATGATTTGGTCATAGAATACAACCATAAAAGGCATATGAGTAATTGTATTGGACGATGTTGACCTTATTTTTACATCTTTTAAGATTATGTAACCATCATTACCAACAATTACAGGTTCAGAACCTGTAGAAGAAATATTTTTAAAGTATTCTTCTTTAGTATTATCGCAAATCTTATAGAAAACACTGTACAAAGATTTTTCATCGTCTATTTCCTGCTCAGACGGCACTTTACCTGAAATGATTCCGGCAGAAGTTGTTAATATCAAGTTGTTTTCTTCTAAACCTTCAACTTCCGGGATACAAGACATAGCTATTATTAAACTTTTCTTAAGTGATGAATGATTCATATTAATTTCACCTCGCTTTCTGTATATAGTTAGTGAATTGGGGTTCACCACTAAATATAGTATAACACAAAAGGACTGTGAAATCAATGCACATCAATGAATTTGCTGAAATCTTGCTTAAAAGCAGGAAACAGAAAGGCCTTTCGCAAAGTGAGCTTGCTAAGAAATCGGGCTTTACTAAAAGAGCTATTCAGTATTGGGAAAAAGGCAAAAAGAGCATTTCTCTTGAAAATGCCGACAGGCTCTTAACGGCTTTAGGTGTAGAAATCAAGATAGGTAAAACAGAAAGCAGGTGAGAAAATGGCAAAACTTAAACTTATTGACACAAAGGATAAGTTCCTTCTTGAAATTGACGGAACAGAAATTCCGTATGTTACAAGCTATCAGATAACACGAACGGTCGGCGAGGTTGTACTGCTCAAGCTGGCACTCAGCGTAGCTGATGTTGAATCAGTCGAAATCGTTTCAGACAAAATTACCAACGAAAAATAGGAGGCGAAAGTATGGACACAGTTCAGATGAACAAAAAAATCAAAGAAATTATGGATAGCAGTGATTTCTATCTGCTTTCGGAAGATGCTGCAAAGGCTATTGGAGTTGCTCCGCAAAAGTTGCGTGAACAGGCAAAGGACGAACCCGAAAAATTGGGATTCAATGTAATTGTAGTCGGCACATCTATCCGTATTCCGAGAATACCGTTTCTCAATTATATTCTCGGTTCAAACCCGTTGAAAGGAGTGTAACAAATGCGGTTAAGAAATTACCCGACAAAAAGAAAGCTGCTCAAAGATGTGGAAAACCTCAGAGCAGAGAACAGACATCTCAGCATTGAACTGAGAAACGCAAGAACGGACCTTGCACTCGAAAAAACAGCGTCAAGCGTTTATCGTCTCGAAAACCGAGAGCTAAAACGCAAGCTCAAAGCCCTTGAAACGCCTGAATCCGAAGCATTCAATTTTGAATGTATGGGTGTTTCAAATGTCAACTAAAAAAGAAAAATCCGCTGAAGCTCTGCAAAGCCTCAACGGATAGCAAGGATATAACAAATATCACAAATTTGATTATATCCTTTCTTACTCAAAAAATCAAGAAGAAAGGTTGAAAAATGTCAGAAATAACAGTAAGCGAACAGCATAAGCAGGCAATTGAACTGCATCAGAAGATAATTGTCAGCGCAAACCTTGCACAGCAGAACATATGGGATATGTGCAACGGACTTAAAACAATGCGTGACAACAAGCTGTACAAGGAGCTTGGATATCAGAACTTTGAGGACTACTGCGAAACAGAGGTAGGTTTTAACAGAACACAGGCACATAAGTATATTTCTATTATAGAAAATACCTCTGAAAATGTTTACTCGAGTAAACATTTGGGAGTAAGTAAACTGTATCTTTTATCTACCATAAGCGAACCCGAACAGGCTGAAATTGCCGAAAAGCTTGACCTTGAAAGCACAACGGTTAAGCAGTTAAAGGCAGAGATTGACAGGCTTAAGGACGAAAAACAGGAGGCAACCGACAAGAGCATTGACTATTGCCGACAGCTCAATAACGCTAAGAAAGACGCCGACTATTACAAACAGCAGGCGGACACTTCAAAAGAAAGCTATCGCAATATTGAAAATCAGCTTGCAGAGGAAAAGAACAAAAATTTTAAGCTGACAAATAAAGTTCAGGAGCTTGAAAACCGTCCTATCGAAGTTGCCGTTGCAGAGCCGAGCGACAATGAACGCAGACTCAATGAAACGATTAAGGCTTTGGAGAGGGAGAACATTAAACATTATGACGAACTCGAAGAAGAGTATCGCAATAACGAAAAAATTGTCAGAAAACAGCTTGAAGATGAAAAACAGGAGGCTCTTCGCAAACAGAAGGAGGAATATGAAGAAAGGCTGAAAAATGTTCAGACTGCCGACGGTCCATCAGATGACAAGGATGTCTTTAAGGCATATTTTTCAATTGCATATGACAGCTTTATCCGTATGCTCGATTTCGCCAAGCAGTCACAGGACAAGGAATTTTTCAAAGGCAAGGTTGAACATTTAATAGAGGCACTTGCCACACAAAACATAAATCTTTAAGGGGGAACAACAATGAAACTTTATGAGCTTACCGAGATGTACTCGGATTTATTTAATCAGTTTGACGCTATCAACGAATGGGAACCCGATACGAATGCAGACGGAATGCCAATTGATGATGACGGCAACATTATTGCCAATGTGGACGCATACCGCAACAAGATGTTGACAGCGTGGTTCGATACTCTCACGGGCATTGAGGGCGAATTTGACGAGAAAGCTGAGAGCATTGCAATCTACTACAAACAGCTTCTTGCCGAGGCTAAAATGCTTAAAGCCGAAAAGGCGGCAATTGCAAAAAGACAGTCGCAAAAAGAAAAACAGGCGGAGAGCCTTAAAACCTATCTGTTTAAGTCAATGCAGGCACTCGGCAGACAGAAGATTGATATGCCGAGAGCGGTTATGTCGATCAAAAAGAACGCTCCGAGCCTTGTTGTTGATGATGAAATTTCATTTGTTGAGTGGGCGGAGGAACACAATCTTGACCACCTCTTAAAGTACAATATGCCCGAAGTGAAAAAGAATGATGTCAAGGCTCTCTGCAAAAAGGGCGAAGAAATCCCCTTCGTACATATGGAAGCCAAGCAGTCATTAAGTATTAAGTGAGGTGTTATTTATGGGATTACCTATATTGGTTTTAGGATATTCAGGCAGCGGAAAATCTGCCTCTTTAAGAAATTTCAAAGCAAATGAACTTGCTCTTGTGAATGTAAATGGAAAATCACTTCCGTTCAGGACCAAATTCACTTCTTCAATCAATTCCGACAACTACATTGATATTGAGGACTTTATCAAAAAGCAGAAATGCAAGTCAATTGCAGTTGATGACGCACAGTATCTCATGGCTAACGAGTATATGAGAAGAGCCAAGGAAACAGGCTTTCAGAAGTTTACCGATATCGGTAAAAATTTTTGGGAGCTTGTAAAAGAGGTCGAAACTCTCCCGAATGACACGATTGTTTATTTTCTCAGCCATATTGAAACCGACGAAAACGGCAGACAGAAAGCTAAAACAATCGGCAAGTTGCTTGACGAAAAAATCTCGGTCGAGGGAATGTTTACCACGGTTTTAAAAACTGTTGTCGTTGACGGCAAGTATCTTTTTGCAACACAAACGGACGGTAACGATACCTGTAAAAGTCCGATAGGCTTGTTTGATTCAATGTACATATCAAATGACCTTAAAATTGTTGATGAAGCATTGAGAACATACTATTCAATGCAACCCGAACAGTATTGTGATGAGTGCAAAGCACCGATACTTTCGGACGGCAAACGCACCGTTAAACAGATCATTGACGGCACAACAAAAAATTACGGCAGACAACTCTGTATGCAGTGTGTTGCAAGGCTGATAAAGCAGAAGAAACAGGAAAAGCAGAGAGAGGGTGCAGACAATGCAACTTCGACCGTATCAGAATGACCTTGTTGAACAGGTAAGACAGGCTTGGCGAGAGGGTTACAAAGCCCCTTGCATTGTCCTTGGATGCGGTGGCGGAAAGTCCTGCATTGTCGTAGAAATTGCAAGACGAACAACTTGGAACGGGAAACGGGTGCTGTTCCTTGTTCACAGGAGAGAGCTTGTTGACCAAATATTCAGAACCTTTGTCCGCTGGGGTGTGCTTATGGATTTGTGCCAAATCGGTATGGTGCAGACCTTTACACGAAGATTGAAGAAACTGCCCAAACCCGCACTTATCATCACAGACGAAAATCATCACAGCCTTGCACAAAGCTACAAACGCATTTACGAACATTTTTCGGATGTGCCGAGGGTTGGCGTCACCGCAACACCTGTCCGATTAAACGGTGACGGATTAGGCGATGTCAACGATAAGCTCATAATCGGGGTGAGTACAAAATGGCTCATCAAACATAACTGCCTTGCCCCGTATGATTACTATGCTCCGAGTGTTGCCGACCTTACAGGACTGCACACCAAAATGGGCGAATATGTAACAGCGGATATTGAAAAGGCAATGATTAAAAACACGGTGTTCGGTGATGTTATCAAATATTACAAACAGCTTGCAGACGGTAAGAAAGCCGTCTGTTACTGTTCCTCGGTAAAGCACAGTCTTGCAACGGCGAAGGCTTTTTGTGACGCAGGCATATCAGCAAGGCATATTGACGGAGCAACTCCGAAGGCACAGCGAGAACAGATTATAGCCGATTTCAGAAACGGCAAAATTACAATCCTCTGCAATGTGGATTTGATTTCAGAGGGCTTTGATGTGCCTGACTGCGAATGCACGATTCTGCTCCGACCTACTCACAGCCTTACGCTTTACATTCAGCAGTCAATGCGGTGTATGCGCTATAAGCCAAACAAAAGGGCGGTAATTATTGACCATGTGGGCAACTATGCAAGGCACGGAATGCCTGATGACGACCGAGAATGGACGCTTGAAAAACGCAAAAAGCTGAGTGTTAAAAAAATCGAAAAGGAGCAGGAGGAAAAGGTCAGACAATGTCCCGAATGTTTCTTTACATTTTCAGCACCGCCGGCAGGGCAGAAAGCCGTGTGTCCGCATTGCGGTTATGTATTCCCGACAGCCGAAAGAACCGTTGAAACCGATACCACCGCAAAGCTCATTAAGGTTGAGGGATTCAAGCTTGATTTTAGCACCCCCGACGATTGCCACAGCTATGCGGACTTGCTTGCATACGCAAAAAGCCACGGCTACAAAACAGGCTGGGCATATTTTCAGGCACGAAAGAGAGGTATGATAGCTTGACAGAAGAACACGCAATTCAGAACAAAATCCGTATTGCAATTGCACCGTACTGCGATATATTCCGTATAAATGTAGGTGCAGGCTTTACAAAGGACGGCAGATATTTCAATACGGGAGTTCCGCCCGGATTTTCGGATTTGTTCGGTGTCAGAAAATCAGACGGAAGGGCGGTTTTTATCGAGGTTAAAACTCCCAAGGGCAGACCTACCGAAAAACAACAGAAATTTATACAGATGATGAAACTCAACGGCGCTGTTGCAGGAGTGTGCAGAAGTGCCGATGAGGCAATTAAATTAATTTTGGAGGAATAATCATGGGTTTTAAATCAAACTGGAACGAAGCAACACAGGGCAGTTCAATCAAGCCTGAGGGTGATTATGAGTGCCTTATCGCTAAGGTTGAGGAGAGAGTAACAAAGAATGGCAAAGAAAATCTGAACATCTCAATGGTAATCAGAAATGATGTTGAGCAGAACTATAAAAACGGATATATATTTGATACATTGTGGAAGAAGAAAGAGCCTACAAACGCAGACTTGCAGGTCAAGGGATACAGCTATGGTCAGATTATGGCACTCGGCAAGGCGGCAGGACTTCCCGATGGCAAGGAGTACGACAGCCTTGAGCAGTTCTGCGGTGAGCTTGTCAATAAGCCATTGCGTGTAACTATAAAGCACGAAGAATACAACGGAAAAACACAGGAGCGAGTAAGCTGGAGAAATCCTACAAAATATCCGACTGTAAAGCATATTCCAAAGCAGACGACAACCAATACAGCTACAGCCTATGCACAGCCACAGCAGAGTTATGCGTCTGCTCAGCCTACAAATCAGGGCTTTGTTGATATGCCGATTGACGATGATTTGCCGTTCTGATTTTAAAAAAATTCTTCGGGAATTGCATAAAGCAGTGCAATTTTCACCGTGTTTTCCCTTATATATGGAGGTGAAAAAATGGGCTTTACAAATTTAAACCCAAATAAAAATAAATATTTTGCAGTTCCCGAGGAATTGAAAGGTTACAAAAACTGGGTGTGCTGGCAGTCATATCCAGATCCGAAATCACACAGCGGAATTTCAAAGAAGCCGATAAATCCAAGAACGGGTGGCTTTGCAATGCCGAATAACTCGGACACTTGGTCGGACTTTGAAACAGCAGTCAGAGAATCTGCCAAATATTCGGGTATAGGCTTTATGTTCTCAAATTCACCGTTTTTCGGTGTTGACCTTGACGATATGCCGAATGACATTCAGGACTACCAAAACGGCGGAGCTGACAACATAATCAGCGAGTTTGTGAACACTTTGCAGAGCTACACCGAATTTTCGCAGAGTAAGACAGGTGTTCACATAATCTGCAAGGGAACTCTTCCCGAGGGCAGAAGAAAGGCGAAGAATGATTCGGGCGGTTTTGAAATGTACGAAAACGGCAGATTCTTCGTAGTGACAGGCGATTACTGCTCTGCATATGCGTACATAAACGATTGCACCGAAAGCATAAAGCCGCTGCATTCAAAATATCTCGGCAAGGCAACAGAGCCACAGCCTAAGCTCCGTAACATTGAGGTCAATCCGAACACCGTTGACGATATTGTCAGAATCGCCTGCAGCGCTAAGAACGGAAGCCTTTTCAAGGCTCTGTACAGCGGTGATTTTTCGGCTTACTCGTCACAGAGCGAGGCGGATATGGCTTTTTGCAATATGCTTGCGTTCTGGTGCGGTTGCGATACCGACAAAATGGATTCGATTTTCAGACAATCAGGCTTAATGCGTGACAAGTGGGACAGAAAACAGTCGGGTACAACCTACGGCATTATAACCTTGCAAAAGGCTGTGTCGGGCTGTACACAGACCTATAACCCAAAACAGCATAACGATTATTCAATTTCAATCGGTGAGGGCAAGGCTGTTCAAGCGGTTGACGAAGAAAAAATGCGTGCCTACACCTTTGACGATATGGGCAATGCCGACAGGTTCGTTGATTTATTCGGCGATAATGTAAGGTATTGTTACACTGAGAAAAAGTGGTATTACTACAATTCAATGAAGTGGTGTGTTGACAATATCGGGGTAGTTTTGCGAATGGCGGATAAAAGCGTTGAGGCTATGAAAGCCGAAGCAAGGCTGTACTTGCAAGCTGATGAGGAGAACGGCGGAGATATGTCAAAAGCATTTGAAAAGCATATGAAAGTAAGCCGTTCCAACAAATCAAAAAAAGCAATGCTCAACGAGGTTGAACACCATATCCCCGTACTTCCGGCACAAATGGATAAATACCGTATGGCATTAAACACCCCAAGCGGAATAATCAACCTTAAAAACGGCGAAGTGAGGGCGCATAATCCCGAATATTATTTCACAAAGATTACTTCGGTTGACTGTTCTCAAACGGCAGAGTGTCCCCGTTGGCTTGCATTTCTTGATGATATTTTTGCAGGCGATAAGGAGCTTATTCGCTACATTCAAAAGGCGGTTGGTTACAGTCTGACAGGCTCAACAGCCGAGCAATGCGCATTCTTCCTTTACGGCACGGGACGAAACGGCAAGAGTACATTCATTGATGTTATCCGTGATGTATTCGGCGATTATGCCGCAAACATTCAGCCTGAAACAATTATGGTAAGAAACTCTCAGAGCAGTGCCATAAACAGCGACATTGCACGGTTAAAGGGTGCAAGACTTGTCACCTCGGTTGAGCCGAACGAGGGCGTGCGAATTAACGAGGGACTTCTCAAACAGCTTACGGGTGACGATACCGTAACGGCAAGAAAGCTGTACAGCGAGGAATTTGAGTTCAAGCCCGAGTTCAAGCTGTGGATGGCGACAAACCATAAACCGATTATCAGAGGCACCGACACGGGCATATGGCGAAGAATACATATGATACCGTTCAATGTTCAGATTCCCGAGGATAAGGTTGATAAGAACCTTACGCATAAGCTCAAAGCCGAAATGACCGCAATTTTCAAATGGTGTATTGACGGCTGTATTTTGTGGCAGAAGGAGGGCTTGAAAATGCCGTCTGCCGTTCTTCAGAGCGTGAGAGAGTACAAGCGTGAAATGGATGTTATTTCCGCATTTATCGAGGACAGATGTGTGTTAGAGGGTTCGGTTCAGGCAAGCACGCTCTATGCTGCCTATACAAGCTGGGCAGGGGATAACAACGAATATTGTATGTCAAATACCAAATTCAGCACCGAGCTTGCCAAACGATTTGAAAAAGTAAAGGGAAGAAATTTCAATTATTTCAACGGAATTTCAATTTATAAAGATTGTTAGTGTGGTAGCTTGAGGAGGGTTTACGGGTTTTTCTAACCTTTCGTATAAGAAAAATAAACTAATATTATATATAGAAAGGGTTCTTTAAAATCGCACCAAACCCACCACAAGCCTCCGCAGGAGGTAATATGAAAAAATATGATTTTAACAATCCACAGGTGTTTGAACAGCTTGAAGATAAAGCAATTGACGGTCAGCTTGATTACTCAGCCTTTCCTCCGCCCGAATATAAATACTTTTCAAGGCTTGCAAAGGTCGGCTACAACAACCGTCATAAAGGCTGGGACATAAACATCTGCCTTGAATGGCAGGACAAGCTCAGAACGGAGTATAAGCGTGATAGGGACAACGCAGACGAATACCGTATGCTCTCACAAAGAATTATGGATAATGTAAAGAAAAGCGCCGACTTCGTCCGTAAGATGTATCAGTCCCAAACCAACGAGCAAACCGTAATCAATGCCCTCCAAGCCTTGGAATGCCTAACCAACGAAAACGGCTTGACCAAAAGAATAACCGAAAAATTAAAGGAGAGTGAAAAATGATTGAAAAAGAATTAAAAATCCGTGAGGTATCCGGTGATTATGCTTTGGATATACCGTTCGCAGACGGTAGTGTAAACACGATATACTTTAATTCAAAACGAAATGCCGAAACAGTTAAGCGTATTATCGAAGTTGACGGAAGTAAACCCAACGAAGCAACCGTGTGTGATATGCAAGAGATTAAGCACGGAAGTTGGGAATATGACAGCGAGGGTGTCGGTTATGCAAATTATTTATGTTCTGAGTGTGGCAACTTTCTCACTTTTTACGAGGACATTGATTTGTATCCATATTGTCCCTATTGCGGTGCAAAAATGGATAAGGAGCGTGAAGTGGATTGACGGTTAAAGATTATTTATATTCGGTCAGGGTTTCGGATAAGCTGATCAGAACGAAAGAACACGAGCTGTCAAAACTTAGGCTGAATATTGCACAGGTATCGGTTAAGCAGAATGAGCCTGTTAAGACATCGGGAGTGAATGACCCTATGCGGATTGTTGACAGGATTGCAGACCTTCAGGCTGAAATCAATCGGGAAATTGACAATCTTGTGCGGTTGAAAACTGAAATCCGCAGTAAAATCAACGCACTTGACGATTACCGTTACATTGCAATTTTGACTGAGTATTACATAAATTGTCAGAGGTGGGAGGATATTGCCGAGAGTATGGAAATGAGCGTAAGGCATACCCTGAGATTGCACGGCGAAGCGTTACAGGCGTTCCGAAAAAAGTTCAATTTCTCGTAAAATTATTTTGAAATGTCATTGAATGTCACCCTTACCCTGCGTATAATGGTATTATGAAAGTTTGACAAACAGGACATATGTAAAACTCTCCTAAGATAAAAATCGCACAGACCGCTCTCGTTTGAGGGCGGTTTTGTGTTGTGAGGTGAAATTGATGTATAAAGACAAATGCGGTACAGGTTACGAAAATAGCACAAGAGCGATTTTTCAGGGTGCAGGAGAATATGACATCCCGATTATTGAGCCTACAAAAATTACAGAAAACAACTTTATCGGATTTAATGAAGTTTTGAGCAGTAAGCAGAACAACTGCGGTGTGCATTTCTTTTTGGACGATTACCAGTTCCAAAGATTATGGAATACACCCGACAGGTATATTGAGAGTCTACAAAAATTCAGTTGTGTATTATCGCCTGATTTCAGTCTTTACACTGATTATCCGACAGCGTTGCAGATTTATAACCACTATCGCAAGCATTGGATAGGTGCATATTTACAACTCTACGGCATTGAGGTAATACCTACAATTTGTTGGAGCGACGAAAAAAGTTTTGAATGGTGTTTTGACGGCGAGCCTTTGGGTGGTACGGTTGCCGTATCAAGTGTTGGAACGCAGAACCGTACGGAATCAAAAGAACTGTTTTTGAAAGGTTACAAAGAAATGATTGAACGCTTACAGCCTGAAACAATTATCTTCTACGGCAGAGTCCCCGAAGAATGTATGGGAAACATCATCAACATCAAATCGTTTCAGGAAAAATTCAGGAGGTCAAAATAATGGGCGGAAGAGGCTCTTCAAGCGGTATAAGTGATAAGGGAAAGAAGTACGGTACAGAATATCACACAGTTGCTCAATTTGGTGAAATAAAAGTAATTCATATGAATGGTAATACTTCGATAAAAGCTCCTATGGAAACTATGACAAAAAATAGAGTGTATGCTACTCTTGACAAACAGAGCAACATCAAAAGTGTTACTTTTTATGACAACTACGGCGAAAGAATAAAACAAATTGACGTTAAAGGTAGACCTCATAATGGAATGATGCCACATACCCATTTGGGTTATGAACATAATGAAATTGGAGATCGTCAATTGACTGATAAAGAACAGAAATATGTAAGTGCATTATTGAATAAATGGGAAAGAAAAAGAAAACACTTGAATATTTAGAAATTTATTGATATAATATTATAAACGCAGGGGATAGTTTAAATAGGAAAACAGTTTTTACAGATTCCGGTGCAACTCCGGAAACCTGTGTTTAAAGACAGTACAGAAATGTGCTGTCTTTTCTTTTGCTTATTTTTAGAAAGGGCGGTGATACCGTGAAAGACAAATTAAATGCAAGACAGAGGAAGTTTGCGGAATATTATGCGCAGAGCGGTAACACCGTTCAGAGTGCGATACAGGCAGGATATTCAGAAAATTACGCAAACGCAAGAGCATATGAATTGTTGGAGAATGTTGGAGTTTCAAAATACATCAAGGAGCTTTCCGATAAGCTCAAAGATGAGCGCATTATGAGTGCAAAGGACAGACAGGTTGCTTTGTCCGACATTGCAAGAAATGACGGGCAGGACACCTCCGACAGAATCAGGGCGATTGACACGCTCAACAAGATGACGGGCGAATACACCGTTAAGGTTGACGCAAAGGTTGAGCAGTCCGAAAAGCTATCCGATGTGTTCAGACAGTTGGGTGGTGAGGGATTGAGTGAGTAACAAATTCCCGCTATCGCAAAAGTATATCGACTTTATCAACACAACAAATGTGTCGGCTGAATTTCTTGAAGGAACTACAGCGTCCGGCAAAACTACCGTCGGAGCAGGCGTTAAGTTTATGCGAATGGTGTCGCAGTCGCCGAAAAAACTCCACGCAATTGCCGCCAAGACTACGGGCAAGGCTGAGGAAACTATAATTCAACAGGACAACGGTATTCTCGACCTGCACCGTAACGCAGTTTACTGTGGCAACGGCGACAAGGACTACAAGCTCCCGCATATCAAGTTTGAGGACAAAATTATCTATATTCTCGGTTACAGCAGTCGGGATAAGTGGGAAATGGTTCTCGGTGCGCAGTTTGGGTGCGTTTATATTGACGAAATCAACACCGCCGATATCGAGTTTATCCGAGAGATGTCAACCCGTAATGACTATATGCTTGCAACGCTGAATCCCGATGATCCGAGCCTGCCTGTGTATAAGGAGTTTGTCAACCGCTCCCGTCCTTTTAAAAAATATGAAAACGATGTTCCTCCCGAGATTACGGCGGAGCTTACCGAAGAACCTGTACCGAATTGGCGGTATTGGTTCTTTTCTTTTGCCGACAATTTAAGTCTTACACCTGAACAGATTGAAAAGAAAAAGAACTCTGCACCGAAAGGTACAAAGCTCTATAAAAATAAAATCTTAGGTTTGCGAGGCAGAGCAACAGGTCTTGTGTTCCCGAATTTTGAGAGGGCAAGACATATCAAATCAAAAGAGTGGGCAGGAAAGTTTTTGAACTGTAACCGCAAGTCGGAACACTTTGTTCAGTTCACCGCAGGTCTTGATACCGCCTATTCGCAGAAGTCGCCTGACACTATCGCAATGACATTTTACGGCATTACCAATCACGGCAAGTGTGTTCAGCTTGATGAAAGAGTTTATAACAACGCTGAAATGCAAACGCCTATTGCCCCGAGTGACACGGTGAAGAATTTTATTGATTTTCTTGACCGCAACCGTGATGAATGGGGCTTTGCACGCACGGCTTTTATTGACAGCGCCGACCAAGCGACTATTACCGAATTTCAAAAGTATAAGCGACAGCACGGCTGTGTCTATGACTTTGCAAATGCATGGAAGAAAACGAAGATTATTGACCGAATCAATCTTGTACTCGGCTGGCTTGCCACCGACTGTTATTTTGTGCTTGAACATTGTAAAAACACGATTGCCGAGTTTGAAATTTACAGCTGGCGAGAGGATAAAGACAACACACCCGAGGACGGTCACGACCATTGCATTAACAGCGGACAATATGCGTGGCTGCCGTTTAAAAATATTATTGGAAGTGAAATAAATGGGGCTGATTAACAGAATGGCTGAATCTATCAGATCGGGAATTAAAAACTTTTTGCAGATTACTCCTGCAAGCGACAAAACAATTACCGTCACCGAAACAAGCAATCATCTGACCGAGTGCTTTATCAATCGCATTTGGTATTGGGGCAACAGCAGACAGCTTGCGGAGCTGTACAGGCAGATTGATACAAACAAAACTATGTTTTGGGCGGCAAAAAGCACAAAGGGGCTTGAAATCCGTAAAATACACACGGGCCTGCCGGCACTCATCTGCGAAACGCTTGTGAATATCGTAATTGCCGACTACAACGGCACAGATGTTACAAGCAAAAATTCAACCGCTTATGCTGAGCGTTGGGAAGATATTGAAAAGCAGAACAAATTGTCCGACACGGTTAAGCAAATGCTCCGTGACCTATGTGTTGTCGGTGACGGTGCTTTTAAGGTCAGCTTTGACACGGCTGTATCAGATGTGCCGATTGTTGAATGGTATCCTGCCGAAAACATCGACTTTACATATGTGCGTGGCAGAATCCGAGAGGTTAAGTTTTACACCGATTACACGCAAAAACACCGCCGTTATCGTTTTGAATAAACATACGGTTACGGCTATATTCACTATGCTTTGTATGATGACAACGGCAAAGAGATTGACCTGCACACGGTTGACGCTCTTTCGTGGATTGATTCAAAGGGCGTTACATTTGACGAATCATATATGTGGGCTGTACCTGTCCTTTACGGCAAATCGTGCCACAAGGGCAGAGGTGCGGGCATTATCGGCATAAAAACAGACGCTTTCGACAGCCTTGATGAGGTGTGGTCACAGTGGATGGACGCACTCAGAGCCTGCCGAACAAAGCAGTATGTGCCTGATTGCCTTGTTCCGAGAAATCCTGAAACCTGTCAGCCGATATCGCCAAATCCGTTTGACAACCGATTTATCACGGTGGGCAACGATATGTCTGAAAACGGCAACGGCAACAGGATTTACACCGAAAGTCCGCAGATTCAGCACGAAAGCTATTTGAGTTCATACATTACTGCCCTCGACCTCTGCTTACAGGGCATTATATCGCCGTCAACTCTCGGCATTGATACGAAGAAGCTTGATAATGCAGATGCTCAGCGTGAAAAGGAAAAGACAACCCTTTACACAAGGCAGAATCTTGTGAAAATTACGCAGAACGCACTTCAAAGCCTTGTTGCAGTTGTACTCAATGCAGACGGTGAACTTAACGGCAATGGTATTGTTGAGGGCTTGGAAGTGTCCGTAAACTTCGGCGAATATGCAAATCCGAGCTTTGAAAGTCAGGTTGAAACCGTGTCAAAAGCAAGACAGGGCGGTTTGATGTCAGTTGAAACCTCGGTTGACGAGCTTTACGGCGACAGCAAGTCGGAGGATTGGAAAGCCGAAGAGGTGCAGAGAATTAAGGAAGAACAGGGCATCGCAGGCGAAGAAGAAAAAGCGGAGCTTGACGATGTGGACCTTACCGACACGGGCAATGAACCCGATAAACCCG